CATGGGCTACAGAACTGCGGCGGGCCTCTTCACGGCGGCGGAAGTCGGGGCGCCCCACAAGCGGGAACGGCTCTTCATCCTCGCCCACCGCGAGCGCGACCACATGGCCGACCCCGCGCGCCTGCTCCGGGACCCGTTCGAGCGGTGGGAACCGGACCAAGATGCTTGCCCGCTGGCCGACGCCGATGGCGAGCGACGGAAACAAGCCGAGCGCTGGAAAGCGCAAGACGGCCGACCTGACCGGTGTGAGCCGGATGTGGATGACGCCGACGGCGCGGGACCACAAGGACGGGGCGACGAGCCTTGCCAACACGCCGGTGAATGGCCTGCTTGGCCGCCAGGTCCTGGTGACGCCGATGGCTGGCGGGAGTTCCTGCGACACGCCCCGGACATTGAACCCAGCATTCGTCGAGGCGCTGATGGGCTGGCCCACCGGGTGGACCGCCTTCGGCTCTGTGGCAACGGCGTGGTCCCGCTGGTTGCCGCGCATGCGCTTCGAACTTTGGCGGCTGAATTGCTGGCCGACGGATGAGGGGGCGCGATGAAGCAGAGCCGGGCCATGTCATTGATCGAGGCGATCGCCAACGTGGCGCTCGGCTACGTTCTGGCCATCGTCACGCAGATCATGATCTTCCCGATCTTCGGGCTGCAGGCGACTTTGACGCAGAACCTGAAGATCGGCGCGATCTTCACCCTCGTGAGCATCGCGCGCTCCTTCGCCCTGCGGCGGCTGTTCGAGGCAATCCGTGTGCCGAGGGCGCAATGAGCACCGCCGCTCACGCAGGGCGGCGGTAGCAGGGTTCTGAACGCCGGTGCCTCAGTCGCAGGCGATGCGGTAGACCCGTCCGCGCCCCTCGACCTTCTCGGAGGTGATCGTCAGGCCGAGCCTCTTCTTGAGGGCACCGGCAAGGGCACCCCTCACAGTGTGGGGCTGCCAGTCGAGAGCCTTTGCGATCTCGTCGATGGTCGCGCCGCCCTCGGCGCGGAGCATCTCGATCAGCCGGGCCTGTTTGGTGCCGCTGCGCGGCTTGCGGGTCTTGGGCGCGGGAGCGGGTCCGGCGGCTTCCGGCGCGTCGTTGTCGCCACGCTCGATGCCGATGGCGGCGAGTCCCGCGTCGGTGATGCGCAGGAGGATGGCGCGGCCGTCCTCGTCGTTGCGCCAGATGCGGTTGAGCGCGGGATCGGCCTTGGCCAACCGGTCGGTCGGGGTCTCCTCGACCAACTCCCGCCGGAGCAGGGCGCCGATGACCTTGTGCGCGGCGCCGCCGCGCAAGGAGCCGGGCAGCGGCAGAACGTTGCGGTCATCGCGCTGGGCGGCGGCGGAAAGGATGATCAGCTGCGTGTCGGAAAGGCCGGACATTGTGGGTCTCCTCGTTGAAGAACAGTGGGCATCGGGGTCAGGCATCCTCGCCGAAGGCGAATGCGGTGATCTCGCGCAGCCGCTCGGCGATGTGGCCGAGGGTGCCGACGTCCGCCCAGTTCACCTCGTCGGGCGAGCGCCAGAAGTGGTCCTCGCTCAGCGCCTGCAGGCGGGCGAGCATCTCGTCGATCTCCGCCTTGCGCGACACGAAGGCGGCGAGCGCGGCCTCCTGCGTGCGCCGGGCTTTCTCTTCGCGGGTGAGGGGGCTGTGCGTCATGGGCCGAACTCTCTGGCTTGAGTTGCATCCTCCGTGTGATGACAGCTTCGCTCCGGCTCCGGGGCCCATAAAGCGAATAAGCGCATGATTCCAAAGAATAATCTCCTCAAAGGCCAGCGTGGCTCCGCGCCTTCATGCGCCAATGCGCCGGCGCGTGGAAACGTGGCCCGGAGCGGCTGAGACGGAGGCGATCCCGCCGGTCGGGGCGGAGGCCGGATGGGACTTTCGAGACGGCAATACGCGCGGCATCGCGGGGTGAGCGAAATGGCCGTGCGCAAGGCGATCGCCGCCGGACGGATCACCCTCGAGCCCGACGGGACCATCGACCCCGACAAGGCCGACCGGCAATGGGACGAGCGGACCGATCCGGCGAAGACACGGGGCCGGGCGGTGCCGCGCGATGCCGTGGAGGCCGTCGACGAGGCGCTGGGCGAGAGCGGCGGCAACAGCGGCGCGGTGTTCATGCGTGCCCGCGCGGCCAACGAGGTGATCAAGGTCAGGACCGGCCGCCTGAAGCTGCAGAAGCTCGAGGGCGAGCTGGTGGACCGCCGCCGGGCCGAAGAGATGATCTTCGATCTCGCCCGGCGCGAGCGCGACGCCTGGATCGGCTGGCCCGCGCGGGTGGCGGCCCGCATGGCCGCCGAACTCGGCGTCGAGGCGCGCCTCGTCGAGACGGTGCTCGACCGGTTCATTCGCGAGCATCTGGAGGAACTGGTGGAGATCGCCCTTGAGCTGCGCTGAACCCTTCGCCGGGGCGGCGGCGCTGGCCCGCGCCTGGTCGGCGGGACTCGCACCGGATCCGGCGCTGTCGGTCTCGGACTGGGCCGATGCGCACCGCGTCCTGTCCTCGCGCGCGGCGTCCGAGGCCGGCCCCTACCGCACCGCCCGCACGCCCTACATGCGCGCGATCATGGATGCGCTCGGGCCCCACCATCCCGCCAAGCGGGTGGTGTTCATGAAATCCGCCCAGGTCGGCGCGACGGAGGCGGGAAACAACTGGCTCGGCTACTGCATCCACATGGCGCCGGGGCCGATCCTCGCGGTGCAGCCCACGGTGGACCTTGCCAAGCGGCTGTCGCAGCAGCGGATCGACCCGCTCATCGAGGAAAGCCCCGTGCTGCGCGAGCGCGTGGCCCCGAGCCGGTCGCGGGATGCGGGCAACACGGTGCTCGCAAAGCGCTTCCCGGGCGGGCAGATGATCCTGACCGGGGCCAACTCGGCGGTGGGCCTGCGCTCGATGCCCGCGCGCTGGGTCTTCCTCGACGAGGTCGACGCCTATCCCGGCGATGTCGATGGCGAGGGCGACCCGATCGCGCTTGCCGAGGCGCGCACGGCAAGCTTCGGCCACCGGGCGAAGCTCTTCCTCGTCTCCACGCCCACCATCAAGGGCGCGAGCCGGATAGAGCGCGAATGGGAGCTGACCGACCAGAACCGCTATCACGTGCCGTGCCCCCATTGCGGCGGGTTGCAGTGGCTCCGCTTCGAGCGGCTCCGGTGGGAGAAGGGGCGGCCGGAGACGGCGGTCCACATGTGCGAGCATTGCGAGGCCGCCATAGAGGAGCGGCACAAGCCGCAGATGATGGCCGAGGAGAACGGCGCCAGATGGCTGCCGACGGCCGCGCCGGACATGGTCGAACGGGCGCGGGCGCTGGGGATCGTCGGCTTCCACATCTCGGGGCTCTACTCGCCGCTCGGCTGGCGCTCCTGGGCCGACATCGCGCGCATCTGGGAAGAGGCGCAGGGCAACGATGCCGCGCTCAAGACCGCGAAGAACACCGTGCTCGGCGAGACCTGGGCCGAGCGGGGCGAGGCGCCGGACTGGCAGCGCCTCTACGAGCGGCGCGAGGACTGGCCGCTCGGCACCGTGCCCAAGGGCGCGCTGGTGCTCACCGCCGGGGCCGACGTGCAGCGCGACCGGATCGAGGTCGATGTCTGGGGCTGGGGGCGGCGGCTGGAGAGCTGGCTTGTCGATCACGTGGTGATCGAGGGCGACACGGGTGGCGCCGAGGTCTGGCAGGAGCTCACGCGCTTTCTCGATGCCACCTGGCCACATGAGAGCGGCGCCCGGATGCGACTTGCCCGGCTCGCGATCGACGCGGGCGACGGGCTTACCACGGGCGCGGTCTATGCGTGGGTGCGCTCGGTCAGCCCGGGCCCGGCGATGGCGGTCAAGGGAGTGCCTGGTTTCGACCGGGCGGCGCCCGTGGACGGGCCGAGCCATGCCGAGGTGACCGAGAACGGGCGGCGGCTGCGCCGGGGCGTGCGCTTCTGGAAGGTGGCGGGCGCGGTGTTCAAGGGCGAGCTCTATCGCTTCCTGCGCCAGCCCGTGCCGACCGACGAAGAACTGGCGCAGGGCAAGGGCTGGCCGCCGGGCTTCGTGCATCTGCCGCGGGGCGTCACGGCCGAGTGGCTGCGCCAGCTCACCGCCGAGCAGCTGGTCACGGTGCGCACCCGCACCGGCTTCGCGAAGCTCGAGTGGCAGCAGATCCGCGAGCGCAACGAGGCGCTCGACGCCCGCGTCTATGCCCGCGCCGCCGCCTGGCTCATCGGCATCGATCGCTGGGACGAGGCGCGCTGGGCGGATCTCGAGGCGCAACTCGTCGAGGCGGGAGCACAGGAGGCGCAGCTGGCGGGCGATCCGTCCCGCCGGGGAAAACCGGCCGGGCGGAGGCCCACGGGGTGGTTCGGTTATGGCCGAAGGGAATGGTTTCGATGACGTGGACGGAAACGGAGCTCGAGGCGCTCAGGGCCGCCTACGCCGCGGGTGTCCTTCGGGTGAGCTATGACGGCAAGAGCGTCGAATACGGCTCGGAGGCGGACCTCTTGCGCCGGATCCGGGTGATCGAGGCGGAGATGTCCCGGAGCCGGCCGGGTGGCCTGCCAAAGGCGGGATATGCAAGCTTCAGGCGGGGCGGATGAACATGAAGCCGGTGGATCCGCGCCCGGGGCTCATCGACCGGGCCGTGGCCGTCTTCGCGCCCCAAGCCGCCGCGCGCCGCATGGCCGCGCGCATGGCCATGGCCAACATGCAGCGCGCCTATGAGGGCGCGGCGCGGGGGCGGCTGACCGAGGGCTGGATCGCCACAAGCGGTTCGGCCGACGCCGAGATCGCCGCGGCGGGCAGGGTGCTGCGCGACCGAATGCGCGATCTCGTGCGCAACAACCCTCTCGCCGCGCAGGCCGTGCAGGTGCTGGTGGGCAATATCGTGGGCACCGGCATCCGCCCCCGCGCCGCCTCGGGTGACAAGGCGCTCGACGAGCGGGTGAACGCGCTCTGGCGGGAGTGGTCTGCCCGCTGCGACGCGCATGGTCACACGGATTTCCACGGGCTGACCACGCTCGCGGTTCGCGAGATGATCGAGGGCGGCGAAGTCTTCGCATTGCGCCGCCTGCGCCGGGAGCGCAGGGAGGCCGGGCGCATCCCCTTCGTGATCGAGTTGCGCGAGGCCGACCATCTCGACGAGGCCGCGCGACCTGCCAGCCGCGAGGCGTCGGTTCGCCAGGGGATCGAGTATGACGCCTCGGGCCGGCGGGTGGCCTACTGGCTCTTCGACGAGCACCCGGGCGATGCGGCGCTGGGCAGCGCGAAGCTTCCGCGCTCGCAGCGGGTGCCGGCCGACCGCGTGGCCCACCTCTATGAACGTCAGAGGGTGCAGAGCCGGGGCGTGCCCTGGGGGGCACCCGCGATGCGCGCCTTGCGCGATCTCGGCGACTGGCAGGCGGCCGAGCTCGTGCGCAAGAAGACCGAGGCCTGCCTTGTCGGTGTCGTCTTCGGCGCGGAGGAAGCCGAGCAGGGCGTGGCGCCCTCCGTCGTCGATGCCGACAACCGGGTGATCGAGGCCTTCGAGCCGGGGCTCATTGCCTATGCGCGAGGGGCGAAGGACATCCGCTTCAACCAGCCGGGCAGCGGCGCAGGCATCCGCGAGTGGCTGCAGGTGCAGATGCATCTGATCGCCGCGGGCTTCCGGGTTCCCTACGCGCTCATGACCGGCGATCTGAGCCAGACCAACTTTTCCTCCTCGCGGGTGGGGCTCAACGAGTTCCGCCGCATGGTGGAACAGCTGCAATGGAACACGGTGATCCCGATGTTCTGCGAGCCGGTTTGGAGCTGGTTCGTCGAGGGCGCGCGCCTGCGGGGCCTGATCCCGGTTGAAGCCCGCGTTCCCGCCGAATGGGCGCCGCCCGCGTTCGAGAGCGTCAACCCGCTTCAGGATGCGCAGGCCGATCTTCTCGAGGTGCGGGCGGGGTTCTCGACCATCGCCCAGCAGGTGGCGCGGCGCGGCTACGACCCCGAGGAGGTGATGGCCGAGTGGCGCCGCATGGCCGAGCAGATGGACGCGCTGGGCCTTGTCTTCGACAGCGACCCGCGCCGCGTGACCAAGGCGGGGCTGCATCAGACCGACGCGCCCGCGCCTCCCGACGCAGACTGACAGGAGAAGCCCATGCCCGAGGACAGGGTTGCGCTGCCCGCGCTCACGCGGGCGGCCGAGATGGTGCCGGCCTCGCTCAACGAGGCCGAGCGCACGGTGGATGTGATCTGGACCACCGGCGCGCGCGTGGCGCGGCCGCGGCTCTTCGGCGATCCCGTGGAGGAGGAGCTTTCGCTTGCGCCGGGCGCGGTACGGCTCGAGCGGCTCAATTCCGGCGCGCCCTTCCTCGCCGGCCATGGCCGGGGGCTTGGCGATGTGCTCGGCGTCGTGGTCGAGGGTTCGGCGCGCATCGAGGACGGGCGCGGGATCGCGACGATCCGCATTTCCCGGCGCGAGGAGGTCGAGCCCTTCTGGCGCGACGTGCGCGACGGGGTCATCCGCAACGTCTCCGTGGGCTACCGGGTACATCGCTTCGAGGTCACGGCCCGGCGCGACGGGCCAGACCTGTACCGCGCCGTCGACTGGGAGCCCCTCGAGATCTCCGCCGTGGCCATCGGCGCGGATCCCGGCGCGCGCACGCGCGCAAGCGATGACGCGGCGCTCTGCCACATCATCAGACCCACCAGCACCAGAACCGAGGACGACGACATGCCCGAAGCCACCCCCACGACGCCCGCAGAGGACGAAGACCGGACCCGCGCCGCCGCGACCGAGGCAGGGGCCGAAGCCGCACAGGTCAGCGCGCCGCCGCCGGCGGACGAGGACCGCATTCGCGCCGAGGAGCGCGCCCGCGCGCGCGAGATCCTCGCGCTCTGCCGCCGTCACGGCATCGAGGAGGACGTCGCCGAACGGCTGATCGCCGAGGGCGCCACGCTCGACGCCGCCCGCGCCGCGATTCTCGAGGCGCTGGCAAGCTCCGATCCGCTCGGCGAGCGGGTGGTCGAGCCCGCGCCCGCCCGCGCGCGTGACGACCGCGCCGACCGGGCGCAGGCCGAGGCGATCGCGTCGGCGCTGATGCACCGCTTCGACCCGGGGCGGGAGCTTGCCCCCGGTGCCCGCGACTTCCGCGGTCTCAGCCTGATGGAGATTGCCCGCCACGTGCTGGAGCGTGGCGGGGTGTCCACGGCGGGTCTCACGCGCATGGAACTCGCCGGTGCCGCGCTGATGAGCCGGGCGGGGATGCACTCCACCTCCGACTTCCCCGCGATCCTTGCCAATGTCGCCGGCAAGACCCTGCGCACGGCCTACGAGCGCACGCCGCGCACCTTCACCGCCTGGGCGCGGCGCACCGCGATCACCGACTTCAAGCCGGTGAGCCGCGTGCAGCTTTCGGGCGCGCCGGATTTGCAGAAGGTGCTCGAGGGCGGCGAGTTCCAGTACGGCACCATCGGCGAGGGCAAGGAAGTCTATGCGCTGGCAAGCTACGGGCGCATTCTCGCCATCACCCGCCAGGCGCTCATCAATGACGATCTCGATGCCTTCACCCGCATCCCGGCTGCCTTCGGCGCCGCCGCCGCCGATCTCGAGAGCGACATCGTCTACGCGATCCTGAACCAGAACCCGGCGATGGCCGATGGCAAGGCGCTGTTTCACGCGAGCCACGGCAATCTGGCCTCCGGCTCCGCGATCACCGAGACCGCGCTTGCCGAGGCCTGGCGGGCCTTCGGCAAGCAGACCGGACTCGAGGGGCGGCTCATCTCCGTGCTGCCGCGCTGGATCCTCGTGCCGCCGGGCACGCGGGCGCTCGAGGCGCGCAAGCATATGACGGCGACGACGCCCGCGAGCGCGGCCGACGTGAACCCCTATGCCGGTCGGCTCGAGATCGTCGAGGAGCCGCGTCTCATCCCCGCCTCGGGCAATGACCCGTGGTTTCTCGCCGCCGATCCCGCGCGTGTGGACACGGTGGAATACGCCCATCTCGAGGGGCACGAAGGCGTCTTCATCGAAACCCGCTCCGGCTTCGAGGTGGACGGGATCGAGATCAAGGCCCGACACGACTTCGCCGCCAAGGCCATCGACTGGCGCGGCCTCTACAAGAACCCCGGCGCCTGATCGCGCGCCCCGAGAGGAAAGGACCACCCCATGAAAAACTACATCGCGGCGGGCACCACGCTGACCATCACCGCAGCGGCCGACATCACCTCGGGCGAGGGCGTGCTGGTGGGCGCGCTCTTCGGCGTGGCGGTCACCGACATCGCCACGGGCGAGGCGGGCGAGATTGCGCTGACCGGCGTCTATGAGCTGCCCAAGGCGCCGAGCCAGGCGTGGACGCAAGGTGGCAGGGTCTACTGGGACGACACCGCGAAACAGTGCACCACGGCGGCGACCGGCAACACGCTCATCGGCGCCGCCGTGCGCGCTGTGGGCGGCGGCGCCTCGGAGACCATCGGCACCGTGCGCCTCAACGGAACCGCGTGATGGGCGCCTTCGCGCAGATGGCCGAGCGGCTGTTTCTTGACCGCAACCTCGCGCAGGCAGCGGTCTGGAGCCGGCCGGGCGGGACCACGGCGCAGGTGCGGGTGATCCTGCACCGGCCGGACGAGATCTTCGAGTTCGGCGGCGCGCGCATTGTCTCGAGCCGGGCGCTGCTCGATGTGCGGGTGGCCGAAGTGCCCGATCTCGCCCCCGGCGACAGCTTCGCCATCGGTACCGACAGCTGGGTTGTGCAGGGCGAGCCGCTGCGCGACGCCGAACGGCTCGTCTGGCGCGCCGAGGTGGTGCTGGAATGAGGCTCAGCTTCCGCCGCGAGGAAGACCTGCAGGCGGCGCTTCACGCCGAATACCTCGCGGGCGAACGCGCGGTGACGGCGGCCATGGATCGCGCCGCGCGGCAGATCAAGCAGGACTGGCGCGGGCAGATCACCCGCGCCGGGCTGGGCCGGAGGCTCGCCAACACCATTCGCGCCAGACGCTTCCCAGAGCGCGAGGCCAGCATGGATGCGGCGGCGCTCATCTGGTCGAAGGCGCCCGAGATCGTGGGCGCGCACGCGCGCGGCGCGCTCATCCGCTCGCGCGGGGGCTTCTGGCTCGCCATCCCGCTGCCTGCCGCGGGCAAGGGGCGCGGCGGCGCCCGGCTCACCCCCGGCGAGTGGGAACGGCGGAGGGGCATGCGCCTGCGCTTCGTCTATCGCCGCGGGGGCCCGAGCCTGCTCGTCGCCGACAGCGCGCGGGTGAGCCGGCGCGGTGTCGCGGTCGAGAAGCGCGGCCGGAGGCGGAAGACGGACGGCATCCTCACCGGCGAGCAGACGGTGCCAGTGTTCCTCCTCGTGCCGCAGGTGCGGTTGCGAAGGCGGCTCGACCTCGTCAGCGGCGCAAAGCGGGTGCAGACGGCGGTGCCGGGGTTGATCGTGGCGGGGTGGGTGGATGTCAAATCTTGATATGGACAATGGCTGGCAATCGGTCCTTTGCTTGATGGGCGGAAACTGAAAGGCTACCTATCTCGAAGAGCTTATTCTTCCGGGGTTGTCATGTCTCTCAGGCCATTTCTCCTTTCCGCGTTCATCGCCGCCTCCCTCCCTGCACAGGCGCAGGAGCGAAACTTGGCGTTGGAACTCGCCGAAATCGAGCGTCAGATCAGTGAAGTGGAAGCCGAGGCAGCAAAATATGATGGCGGTTTGATCGTCGGTTTGATCAATGCTAGGAAGGAAGCGCTCTTGCTCGCGCGAACACTGATCCAGAACCGCCTTCTTGCGGAGGAAGGCAATGCAACTATCGAGGTGATCGTACCGGCAATTCAGCCTGATCCGACTCGTGCAGAGCAAATCCTGGGCGAGATGGCAGCAGCGCAGGCACGCATTGAGGAAGCTGAAAAGGAAGCTGCCAACGCTGGAGGGCTTATTCAGGCTCTCGCGCTCAGTCGCGTGGAAACGGAAAAGCTTACACTGGCCCAATTGCAGATGGGGTACCTTCAGGCCCGGTACGGCATTGCCTTCCCGATCACACAGGTGCAGGCTCCTGAATCTGCAGATCGTAGCCCCGCTGCAGCAGATCCGGTCGACGACCCGGTCGAGGCAGGACAAGCGGTTGCTTGGGCAGACCCCCGCTTTCCAGAAATCGACTACACCCTCCAGCCGTTCGAACAAGCACACAAGGAAGGCCACAGGATCTCAGGTTGGTGGGTGATCCAGACCGAGCGAGCGGCGGTTGATGACAGTCCGTTGGTTACAGCGGTTAACTATTCGGAGTACGAACCACGTAATTTCATGGGTTTCACCGCCCTGATCGCACGCTGCATGGAGGGTGAGACGGCGCTGATCTTCGTGCAGGACGACTTCCTGATGAACGACTTTCGGCGGAATTCCTTCGAGATGACAATTCGGATCGATGACAAACCGGCTCGACAGATGCGATGGAGCAGCCTCACAAGCAACAAGGGAGCCGGCCTCTTCGGTCGTGACGCGGAAACCTTCATCCGCGCGATCTACGATGCTGACCGACTGTTCCTGCGTCTTGTGGAGTCGAACGGTCAGCGCCATGACGCGGTCTTCGACCTGTCCGGTGGGCAAGATGCCTTTGAGGAAGTCGCCGCAGCATGCGGATGGACCACATTGTCGCTATCCGCAGACGACTATCGCGCGATCCAGACCTTGCTCAACGCAGGCGGGTTTAATGCCGGCGCGCCCGATGGCAAGTGGGGACCAGCATCGCAAAAGGCAATGCGTGCCTATCAGGCGTCGGTCGGGTTGCCGGAGACTGGCGCGCCAGACAGGGCGACCCTTCGTAGCCTCGGGTTCGAGCGCTGACACGACCGAGCCGCCTAAGGCTAATCTTGGTGCGGCCCTTCAGACCGTTGTTTACTGAATTTCCTTGTAGAGTGGTATGCCCACCACCCGCGAAACCATCCTCTCCGCGCTGCACGCGCGGCTCTCTGCCCTGCCCGCAACCGTCCTGCGCGGCGAGGTGCTGCCCGAGCGGGTGCCGGCCGGGGGGCTCGTGATACTGCGTGACGGAGATCCGGGCGAGCCGGAAGTCACGCTCTCGCCGCTCATCTGGCACTACCGCCACCGCGCCGAGCTCGAAGTGATCGTGCAGGGGCGCGACCGGGATGTCGAATTCGACGCTCTCTGCGCCGCCATCGGCGCCGCGCTCGCCGCCGACCGCACGCTGGGCGGGCTCTGCGACCGGGTCGAGGCCGAGGCGCCCGCGCCGGCTGACTTGCCCCTCGAGGGAGGCGCGAGCCTCAAGGCCGCCGTGGTGCCGGTGGTGCTGAGCTATTCGACGAGCGATCCGCTCGCCTGATCTCAAACGAAGGAGTAAACACATGGCACGCGCCAGCGGGGCGCGGGCGCAGCTCGCGCTCGCGTTCGAGACGACCTATGGCACCACGCCCGCCTCGGGCTTCGTGCGGATGCCTTTCACGAGCTGCGGTCTCGGCGCCGAGCAGCCGCTCATCGAGAGCGACCTTCTGGGCCTCGGACGCGATCCGGCCGCGCCCATCCGCGACGCGGTGACGGTCGACGGGGACATCGGCATTCCGGTGGATGTCGAGGCGATCGGCTACTGGCTGAAGGCGCTCTTCGGCGATCCGGTCACCAGCGGCACCGGCCCCTACACGCACGAGTTCCGCTCGGGTGCCTGGAGCCTGCCCTCGATGTCGATCGAGGTCGGCATGCCCGAGGTGCCGCGCTTTGCCATGTATGGGGGCTGCGTAGCCGACCGGCTGCAACTGCGCATGGAACGGGCCGGAAATCTCGCCGCCACCGTCAGCCTCGTCGCGCGGGGCGAGACCACGGCCGCGAGTTCGCAGGCGGGCACGCCCGCCGCCATCGCCTTGCAGCGGTTCGGGCATTTCCACGGCTCCATCACCCGCAATGGCGCCAGCCTCGGCAATGTCGTGGTGGCCGAGATCGAGTATGCCAACAACCTTGACCGGATCGAGACCATCCGCGCCGACGGGCGCATCGACGGCGCCGACCCTTCGGTGGCCGCGCTGACCGGCACCATCGACGTGCGTTTCGCCGACACGACGCTCGTCGATCAGGCCGTGGCGGGCGGCGCCTGCGAGCTCGAATTCGCCTGGGCGCTGCCGAGCGGTGAGAGCCTGACGATCACCGCCCATTCGGTGTTCCTTCCGCGCCCGCGGCTTGCGATCGAGGGCCCGCGCGGCGTGCAGGCAAGCTTCGCCTGGCAGGGCGCGCGCGACGATGCGCTGGGGCGGATGTGCACCGTGACCCTCGTCAACAATGTGAGCGCCTACTGATGCTGAAACTCGATCTCACCCACGCCCCGCGCTGGCTCGACCTCGGCCGGGGACTTCGGCTGCACGTTCTGCCGCCCATGAGCACCCTTGCCGCCCAGGTCTGGCGCGAGATGGCGGAGGCAGGCGCCTTCGACGAGACCCCGGCCGTCGATCCGGGCGTTGCCGAGGCGAAGGCATGGGCGCGGCGGGTGGTCATCGGCTGGGAAGGGGTCGGCGATGCCGATGGCAACCCGATCGAGGCCCCGAGCCCCGAGACCATCGACGCGCTGATCGACGTGCCATGGGTCTATCTTGCCTTCCGCGCGCGGTTCCTGGCGCCGCTCCACGCGTTGGAGCAGGAAAAAAACGCCTCCGCGCCCTCGCCGAGTGGGAATTCCGCGGGGGCGCCGAATACTGCCGCGCTTGCGAGGGGCCCTGCGACGACTGCCCGCGGCTCGTGAATGCGCCCGCGAGTGTCGAGGGATTGCAGGCCTGGGAGCTTGCGCGCCGCCTTGGCGGCCAGCTTCGTGTCGGCCCGACCGGTGCCGTCATCGGTTGGGACTTCGCGGCGGCACTGGCGCTGGCGCGGGCGATGGGCGCCGATCCCGCGGCGGTCGCGGAATTCCTGCCCGAGATCGAGGCGGTGATGGTGGCGCGGCTCAATGAACGCAGCGGAGACTGAGCATGGCCGAGCATCGCGTGAGCGTGCGCCTTGCCGCGACCGGCGGGCGCGAGGTGCGCGCCGAGTTCCGCGGGATCGGCGAGGAGGGCAGCCGGTCCTTCGCGATGGTCGGGCGCGAGATCGACAGCCTCAACCGGCGCATGGGCGGTCTCGGGCTCGGTGCGCGGAATGCGCGCGGGGCGATGCGCAATGTCGGGCTGCAGCTCAGCCAGGTGGCTCAGCAGGGCGCCGTCACGGGCGACTACTTCCGGGCGCTCACGGTGCAGATGCCCGACCTTCTTCTCGGCTTCGGCGGGCTTGGCATCGCCATCGGCGCGGCGGCGGCCGTGCTCGGGCCGTTCGTGATCGACCTATTCGAGGCGGCCGACCGGTCGAAGGAACTGGCCGAAAGCGTGGGCGCGCTCGAGAAGGCCGTCGGCGCCTTTGCGAGCCGCGCGCGCGAGGCCGGGGCGAGCACGTCCGAACTTGTCAGAACCTACGGCGCGCTCGCGGGCGAGGCGCGTGAGCTTCTGGCGGTGGAGCGCGATCTTGCCCGCCTTGACGCGCTTGAGCAGATCGCGGCGTCGGCCGAGGCTGTCCGCGCGGCGCTGGGCGACATCGGCACGCGCACGCGCGCGGAGTTCGCGCAGGCGGCAGCGCGGGTGGCCGAGGTGAATGCCGAGATCGAGCGGCTGCGCGCCGAGCAGCGCGCGCTCCTCCGCGAGGGGCTCGATGTGGGCGACAATGTCCAGCGCAACCTCGCGATTTCGACCGCGCTTGCAGAGCTTCAGAACGGCCTTCTCGAGATCGGCGCCCTGACGGGCCCGATCTACCGGCTGCGCGACGCGCTGGGCATCACCTTCGAGGATGCCGCCGCGCTCGCGGGCGCCATGGCCGATCTGAGGGACGCGCGCGGGATCGAGGCGCAGTCCCGCGCGCTCGAAGCCCTGCGCGCGAGCTACATCGCGGCACTTGGCGGCCTCGAGGCGATGACGGCCGAGCAGCGCGCCTTTCTCGCCCGCCTCACGGATGCCTCGCTTGCCGCGATCCGCTTCCGCGCGCTGATGGATGAGGCGGGCGCCTCGGTCTCGACGGCGGCGGGCAGCGCCACCGCGCTTGCCGACGAAATCGGCCGCGCCGCGGCAAATGCGGCGTCGCTCGCCGCCGAGGGCCTGTCGGCGCTTGCCGAGAGCGAGATCCGCCTGCGCTACCGCGACGATCCGGTGGGCCTTGCAGGGGCCCTTGCCGGGGCGCGGTTCGATGCTCGGCTTGGCGACATCAGCGGGTTCGATCCGATCCTGCAGGAAGGCCTGCGCCGCCAGCGCGAGGCCTTCGTCGAGAATGCCAGGGCCGCCGCGCGGAACCGCCTTGCCTTGCAAGAGTGGAACCGGGAGCAGCGCGCGGCGGCAACGGCCGCCAGCGCCACCCGTACCGCGCTCGAGGAGCAGGCCAAGGGGTGGGGCGCAGTGGCCGAGAGCCTCGCGGCCTACGCGGAGGAGGCCATGGACTGGAGTAGCCAGCTCGGTGACGCTTTCGTCGGGGCGTTCCGAAGCGCCGAGGACGCGGTGGCGCAGTTCGTCTCCGGGGCAAAGCTCGAGATCAGCGACCTCGTCGGCGCGATCCTCGCCGACTTCGCCCGCCTCGCGACGCGGCAGTGGATCACGGGCCCGCTTGCCACGCTTCTCGGCGGCGCGCTGGGCGGGCTGGGTGGCGCCACGGGCGCGGTTCTGCATGCCGGTGGCATGGTGGGAGCAGGCGGACCGCAAAGGGCGCTCACGGGCGCGCTGTGGGCCACGGCGCCGCGGCTGCACGCGGGAGGCTGGCCCGGACTCAGGCCCGACGAGGTGCCGGCCATCCTGCAACGGGGCGAGCGGGTGCTTTCGCGCCGGGAGGTCGCGGCCGGATTCAGTGCGGCAGCGCCCGTTCAGGTCACGATCATGGCGCGCGATGTGGAAGGCTTCCGCCAGTCCCGCGCGCAGATTGCCGCCGACATCGCGCGGGCGGTGTCGCTCGGCCGCAGGGGGCTCTGATGGCGTTCCACGAGGTGCGGTTTCCCGAAGACATCAGCCGGCGTGCCAGGGGCGGCCCCGAACGGCGCACGCAGGTGGTGACGCTGGCAAGCGGGGAGGAGGAGCGCAACGCCAGCTGGGCGAACAGCCGGCGGCGCTACGATGTCGCCTACGGCATCCGGCGCGCGGACGATCTCGCCATCGTCGTCGCCTTCTTCGAGGCACGCAACGGCAGGCTCTACGGCTTCCGCTTCAAGGACTGGGCCGACTACAAGTCCTGCGCACCCTCGCAGGCGCCTTCGGCGACCGATCAGCAGATCGGCACCGGCGACGGCACGACGACCACCTTCCAATTAGTCAAAGCCTATAGCTCGGGCTCGCAGAGCTGGACTCGCACCATCACCAAGCCGGTCGCGGACAGCGTGACGGTTGCGATCGACGGCGTCGAGCAGGCAAGCGGCTGGTCGGTCGAGACCACGACCGGTCTCGTCAGCTTCGACCCCGCCCCCGCGACGGGCGCCGTCATCACCGCGGGCTTCGAGTTCGACGTGCCCGTCCGTTTCGACACCGACACGCTCGACGTCACCCTAGATTTCGAGCGGCTCGGTTCCATCACCTCCATTCCGCTTCTGGAGATACGGCGATGAAATCCCTCTCGCCCGCCCTGCAAACTCATCTCGACGAGGGCACAACGACGCTTGCCTGGTGCTGGCGCATCACGCGGGCCGACGGGCAGGTATTCGGCTTCACCGACCACGACCGGGTGCTTTCCTTCGACGGCACGAGCTTCGAGCCCGAGAGCGGCTTTGCGGCTTCGGAACTGCGCGCGGGCTCCGATCTGGCGGTCGATGCACAGGATGCCGAGGGCGTGCTGCGGTCCGGCGTCATTACCGAGGCCGACATTGCCGCGGGGCTCTGGGATGGGGCTTCGGTCGAGGTCTGGCGGGTGAACTGGCAGGATACCAGCCAGCGCGTGCTGATGCGGCGCGGTGCGATCGGCGAGATCCGGCGCGGGCGCGTGGCCTTCACCGCCGAGATGCGGAGCCTCGCCCATGTTTTGGATCAGCCCGTGGGGCGGAGTTTCCAGGCCGGTTGCGACGCGGTGCTGGGTGACGGGCGTTGCGGGATCGACCTCGAGAACCCGGCCTGGAAGGGCACCGGCACGGTAGCGGTGCTGCTGCGAGCCCGCGCCTTCTCGGCGGCGGGGCTTTCCGGTTTCGCCGCAGGGCTCTTCACCTTTGGCACGCTGACCTGGGACTCGGGCGCCAATGCCGGGAGGAGCGTGGAGGTGGAGCGCCACGAGGTCGCCACCACCGGCGAGGCTGTCATCACGCTGCTGGAATCGCCTGGCAGTCCCATTGCTGCGAACGACGCCTTCACCATCCGCGCCGGCTGCGACAAGGCCTTCGCCACCTGCCGCGACCGCTTCGGCAACACGGCCAACTTCCGGGGCTTTCCGCATATCCCCGGCAACGACACCGTGCTGCGCTACGCCTCGCAGGGCGGGGCCAATGACGGGAGCGTGCTGTGAGCGCGGGCTTCATCCGTCGTCCGGCCGCGCGCGGGAAGGTGATCGCGGCGGCGCGATCCTGGCTCGGCACGGCATACCACGACCAGGCGAGCCTATGCGGCGTCGGCTGCGACTGCCTCGGGCTGGCGCGTGGCGTCTGGCGCGAAGTTGTGGGGCCTGAGCCGTTCCCGATACCGCCATATTCTCGCGATTGGGGAGAGGCCGGGCCGTGCGAAGTGCTCGCCGAGGGCGCGCGCGGCTGCATGATCGAGGTGGCGCCCAGTGAGATCCAACCCGGCGCACTGCTGATGTTCCGCATGCGCGAGCGGGCCATCGCCAAGCATGTCGGCATCCTCACCGACACGGGCACGATGATCCACGCCCGCGAGCGGTTGGGCGTGATCGAGGAACCCTTCACCCAAGCTTGGCGGCGGCGCCTCGCCTTCGCCTTTCTCTTTCCAAAACCCCGGAGGCGATAGTGGCCACGCTCGTGCTCGGTCTGGCCGGTCAGGCCATCGGCGCCTCGATCGGCGGCGGGATCCTTGGTATTTCCGCCGCCACCATTGGCGGGGCGATCGGCACCATGGCCGGTTCCGTCGTGGACAGCTGGATCGTGGGCTCGCTCCAGCCCGACCAGCGCTACGAAGGCGCCAGGCTCGACAGCTTGCGGGTGACGTCCGCCACCGAAGGCGCCACGATCCCGCGCGTCTTCGGCCGCATGCGTCTGGGCGGCAATATCATCTGGGCGACCGATTTCACCGAGCATGTGAGCACCACCACCCAGGGCGGCGGCAAGGGCGGTGGGCCCAAGGTCACCACCACCGAGTATTCCTACACCGCCTCCTTCGCCGTCGCGCTCTGCGAAGGCCCGATCACCGGCATTGGCCGCATCTGGGCCGATGG